GTGTCCTCTTGCTCACAAAAAACCGCCCACCCTTGCTTAAATTACATCTTGTGCAGCTCGCAACTAAGTTGTCATCGCTATCCAACCCACCAAGCCTTCTAGGTATTACATGATCCACAGTTGTAGCCTCTTGATTGCAGTATTGACAGATGAACCCATCTCTACGCAGCACCCTAGATCTTATTGATCGCCAATGCCTTGTAGATCCGGTTGATCTTAAAGCTGACTTACTCAATACCATCCCTTAATCTTATGATGTTGTAATGCATTGCAAGGATTATCGTATCGCTTCTTAATGTATTTTAATTGCCAATCAATCTGTTTGTATCCATCAACAGTAGCCAACCATTTAGACCTACCTTGTGGAATACCATAATGACTACCATTCTTAGCCTTTGGATTCCATCTAGATTCTTTGTAATTTAATTCATCTAAACAATAGAATTGATCTAAGTCATTAAGCTGCATAAAAGCCCATTGTCTGTAATGATTTGTTTTATCTAATGAAGCAACGGAATAATCTTTTAATAAACCTATGTTTAAGGCTATGAACAGAGATATCACCAAACCAAACCTTGCGATCTTTCTGCTTCGCAGATCGCCCTTTCGCTCTGAAAGCGAATTTGCGTTTAAGGGTATCATACGATTCCTAATCCATCACCATAACCGCAGGTCAGACGGCAAGTCATAATCCTTACTCCCATTAATTCAATCCATGTTTCATCGTATCCCGCAACACTCATATTGACATCCATCCAATGTATTGTGCATCTGGATTATCTAACAACCATTGCTCACGCAGTTTGTTTTGATAAGCCCAATTGATGTTGTGTGTCATTTCGTCATGATTAGCGCACATGTATGGCACTCCTGATCTACGAACATCCAAGACCCGCATTTAGTGCATCGAATGACAGGCTCTTGAGTGTCGGTCGCTTCTGCTAGATTTTTCGTTCCAATGCAATTGCAACTCAAGCATTGGTATACACGAAATCCATGAGCTGTGGAATAACCATCTAGCCAAATGAATTCGGTGTTGCCAGAGCAACCATTACACTTGAATTTAACCACTTTTACCAGCCCATCCATTTCCCTTAAAGATTGCTGGCACAGCTGTGTAGACACGCCTTAACTTAGCCCCACATACTTGACAACAAGGGATTTCGTGCTCCATTGGAAGATCCAATACAATACTCAACCCCTCGCCATCACATTCGTAGTCGTAATTAGGCATGATACGGAATTCGATTGATTGCGTGGCAGTTAAAGCATCGAAGCAGATCGCCCTCATGAAGTAATCTGTCATCGTTGCATAAGTCGCAATATGTTGTTGATGGCTCTACCTTAACTCCATCATCTGTAAAAGTTGCAGTTAGACCAGAGCCGTCAATGATTTGTAATTCACCCATTTATTCACCTCCTTCGAAATACCATTTTCCGTTAGCTGTAAGTTTTGCCCATTTAGGTTCACATGCTTTTGCTTTGCAAACATAACCATAGTAAGGCTTACCTCCTTTAGAGATTCCTTCTTTTAGAATATGCCCATGCTGGCATGCAGGTGGCTCATTAGGTATCGATGCCGCTATTTGATCCACAACCTCGCCAACAGACCATGCAACAGGATCTTTAGGTTTATCAGCTTCAAAACTATCTCTTAGGATTGTTTCAATCTGTGCCGACTTAGATCCAGCCTTGCCATACATATTTTGGCGGCTTTCCAATTTGTCTTGGAATGATTGAGGTTTTTCTTGATTTACTCGATTGACTTTTTCCATTTCCTCACGACTTGGAGCGTTTTTTTCAGTCCCGATATTTGCGCACTTAAACGCAACACCCCGACTTGAAGTTTCCGCATTTTCCAATGCAAAATCACGATTGACACCGCGATCTGAAATGACTTCTTGCGCATGTCCCATTGCAAAGGGTTGCGGGTCGTTTGCGTTTTTGTACAATTTACAAACAACAATGAATCTAGTGTTCGATGCCTCCACAAGTTCTGTTCGTATTGCTCCATCCGGATACCTCTCCCAAAATATATTTGATCTCTCTTGTACTGTGGTGTAATCATCAAGATTAAATGCCATTGTTAATCCTCCCAGTTTTCGTCCTTGACTGCATCGAGGACTGTTTTATATACAGACCCATAGGCAATGAAGTCTTTGATACTGTCCTCGTGATCTGGAGTTTCAGTAAGCCGAGAAACCTTGACGAGCGCCATACATAATGCAGCTTGGTGTGGTGTGATAGGGAAATCGAGATATGCAGACCAAAGACCTGCAATTCGTTTGTGGTTATAGTAAGGATGTCCGTAGACACTTCCACGCTGCTGGATCGTTGTAATGACCTCATTAAAGAGTTGCTCAGTTTTTGTCATAGTCAAATACTTCGTCAGACTTTGCTTTAGTGTTTGTTAGTCTGCGGTGCGAATTCCAACCATCAGCCCTACCCTTCCAATAGCCATTCTGGAAAGCCGTATTGCGTATTTCATGGATAATCCATGCGCCAATACCCAAGCCCATAAATATCCAAGCCAGTTGTAGCATGTCGTCTTTTACTGTCATATCGCTCCCTTTACCCACAGCGTTCGTGTGGATACAGAAAGTATGACCTAAAGCAAGGACAAGCGGTTAATTACTTTCGGCGTGTTTTATAACGATTAGATAACGCCAATATCCTCAACATCATCGATATGGTCATCAATCGTGCGGTCGATATAGTCTGTTTCACGCCCCATAAGTCCGTCTATTGTAGTTGAATGAGCCATCATGATTAACCGGTATTAACTCGACTTGATGTCCTTTATTGCCAAAACTTAGAACTACAAAACCCATATTCCAGTCTGCTGAATTGTATTTGAGATATGAAGCCTTTCGCATATCCATTAAATGTCCAGCCTCAATGCCCCAAATCGTTGAATAACGCCCATTTAAGCCAGTTTGATGTCGTACTGCACCCTGCCTATGGCTATGCCCACAAACTACGCTAGAATGCCATTTTTTAGCCAAATTAAGCCCTGTTATACCTGCGTGTTTGGACATATTGCCTTCATCGCCATGAGCCAAATGCCAGCCCTTTTCAAACTCATAGGCTCTCTTATGAAATCTAATTCCTAAGCTGCTGAAATCCATAAACTTGTCATAAGCCAATTCTGGCAATCCGATAAGTGATGGCGCACCTTTTAACAATGTTTGATAAATTCGATCTGTATGATTTGATCTGACAATATCGGTCGTGCCTAGATCGTAAAGAATTTCTTGACCTAGTTTTCTTTCCTCATCAAGTGTTTCTGCAAATTCTAACTTAGTGCCTTTTGCCCAACGAGATTGACTGCCAAGATCCATTTCATCACCAACATTTAATACAAAATCAAACTTCTCATGGCGTGCCATTTTAATTAAGTTAGACACCGCTTTTGGATGGTGAAGTGGAATTTGCAAATCTGGCGTTATTAGATACCTGCGATTGGCTTTAATTGTCATCCTCATCGTCAGTTGGATCTATGGAAGGAATGATCCCGCCATCGCCTACGATCCAATCAGGAAAAGTCTTATGCTCGGTCATCAACCAGAATGCGTGCTCTGGTGTAAATCCTGCTTTACGAGCTGCTTTATAACATTCATGCAATGCGGTGTAATGCTGATCTATCTTTGTTAATGGTTCAGGAGATTGGCGAACGACTCGACGATTGATCTTTTTGCGTTTGATAGGTTTTCGTGTGTTCGCCATGTGATAAGGCTAACTCTACTTAGATAAAATTCGTATGATTTCCTCTTGGCGTGTTTCAATTCTTGCTAAGCGATCAGCAAGTGAAGCACCACCATTAGGAGTTAAAGTCCAAAGCCATCCTCTAATAAGATAACGCAGACCCGTAAAGAAACCTACCAATACGGCGGTTATGCCAGCGGCGAAGCCAGCCCATTCTGTTGGTGTCATTTGGCATTAATTCCATAATCAGCCTCTTTGCCGGACTTTGGATCAAGTGCTTTGGCAATAGGTGCAACTAACGCACCAGCAAGAATTGCAAACTCTGGTCGAATGTCAGCCACAATTGCCAAAAGGACAGTAATGCCGGAAGCAGCCACAGCTCTTAAATATGACTTAATTGCAGCCTTCTGTTTATTAGATAGTTTCATTATTTGCCTCCTAGTAGTGGGATATTAAAGAACTCTCCTGTTTGATTTGGATGAAATGAAATATGAATATGCTTGGTGTGAGGGTTAATGCCTTTGTATCTACGCCAGCGCCAATTTAATAGTTTGCTGGCAATATGATGATTGTGAATTACATATTTGATCCGTTTATCTGTTTTGCCAGCAATTCGGATTTGATCGGCAAGGTAGGCAGATATGCCTTCGGCTTGACCTAGATTAGCTGTAATATCAATTGCACAAACCTCACCTGAAGGCAAGGCGTTGTGATCCGATTTTACTCTTTGATGCCTAGCGTCTGAAATCCAACCATCCGATTTTCTGGATCTTTCAACAAAACTATCATCAATTTGTTCCCGTAATTGAATAGCTGCTTTAGATAGGTAAGGCTTCATTAGCTGAGAAGAAGTTTTGCTTCATCCTCAGTAATGCCTAAACGCTCAAGCAATTCAGCTTTAGCCTGTGCTTTGATTTCGGCTTCGGCTTTTTCTGCTTCTGCTTCGGCTTGGCGTAATTTGACAGCTTTAATTTCCGAAGCGGTTGCTTCTCTTACTTCATCATCTATCTGTATATTTATAGTCATTTTATTCCTAACTTAGAGAATAGCCATAGATAAAAATAGTTCCACCAGTCAAAGTTCCGCTGACGGGGGTTAAAGTAAATGCTGTGTATGAAGTGGTGTTATCTACATAACCACCCCAAGTTCTAAATTGAGTATCACCGCCATAAAGTCCATTTTTTATATAAGTGCGTTTGGCTAAGAATGGATTGATTATTTCAAAACTAAACTGAGTTCCATTAGTTATAACATTTCCACACCTTGTAAAATTAGAAGCATTATTATTGGCAGCAATAGTTGATGCAGCGGTTGAATAAACTGCACCAATATAACACGCATAATATCCAGTCGTAGTTGAACCCAACTGCAAGGTCATATTTTCATCATTTACGCTACCAGTTCCGCCAGTTAAAAAAACTGCATAAGCATCATAAGTTGCCGAAAAAGCACCAGTCACAGTCACGCTGCTAACAGCAGACCCAATAACTTGGCTTTTAACTAAAGTTAATCCAGCACCACTAGCAGCAGTTCCCCAAGCTGGCACACCACCAGCGACAGTTAAAACTTGACCAGTTGTTCCAATTCCAAGTCTTGTGTTTGTGTTTGCCGTTGATGAACGATATTCAATATCGCCAAGAGTTGTAGATGGGTTTAATGCTTTGGTCGTTGTATCAACAGAAGTGCCAAGTGATCGGATCGCAGATGCGCCATCCTTGACTAAAGCTGTGTCGTCTGGAGTAGTCCAGCCATAGTTTGTAGTAGTTGCCATTTTTCTCCTATTATCAGGCTACGATTGTAGCGTATTCCCATGTCAAAGTATTGCTTAAAGTATTCCAAGCCTCGCCGATTGGCACAGAATTCCATCTCATAGCCACTTGGCTAAAGCTGACCGGCGAAAGGTTAATTGTCAAAAATAACTCATTAAACCTTGTGCTCCAACGCCATCCCTCAACATAACCTTCAAACTCACCATTACTTATCTGAGCAGGTAAATCTTGAATGTTCAATGGCATTCCCATAAACACATTTAGCAAGTTATCTCGATCTGAGTTATCAATCTCTGGATTTGTAATTGGAAAAGTGATGCTGTCAAATGCGGGTTGCGGAAAGGCTCGAAGGCTAATGTATCGATCAGCAACCTCTTGAGCATCTACGGCTGAATGAATTCTTGAGTTAATCGTTTCGGCTTTGTATCCATAAAGGGCAATAGATGAAGTCGATGTGGCTGTTTTTTGAGATCCATAATTGTTGCCATAATTGATATAAATGTCGTTGCGAATATCTGCTGCTTTTGTAGTTGTGCGTAATCCTGAACCAATGGCATGGCTAGCAGATAGATCAACATAACCATTGGCGATTAAATAAGTTTGTCTATGGTCTGCATCGGCATATCCAATGTTTCCTTCATTATCCTCATAAATGTATCCAAATGCGCTATTTGCAATATCTGAAACAATGTTGTAAATCGTATCGACTGTATTTGGTTGATGTTGCATGGTGTAAAGCCCCGGCTGATCGATCTCACCTAATCCAATATTAAATGCAGTTGCCCAAGTTTCAGTTGCAGAATATCCTGCCCAAGTTGATGCTGCTGGCACATCATTCCAAGCCCCAAGCAATACGCTTGAAAGCAAATCATAAATTTGGTTGCCATCCTCATCTTGAGGAATGTTGCCATCCCAAATTTCTTTTGCTAATTTAACAATTGATCCCATTGCAAGAATGGTGTATTGGATAACAGCTGCAACAGATCCAGTTCGCCCCACTTCAACAGTTATATCAGTTATATCTCCACCAAATAGATTTACATAAGTTCCTGCGCTATTTTTGACTTGTAGGCTTAAACTGTCATTAATATCAAAATCAATTGTTTGTCCAGCCAAAGCCACAATTGTGCATTGTAAATAAGATGGGTTGGGTTGGGAATAAATATCATCTCGACCTGCTTGATGAATTATGTCGCTGATAGTTAAATCTGTGTAATCAACACCTGCAACAATCAATTTCCAATCTGGTGTCCAGACTGTCATCAGTTGCCTTTTATGCCATTGTTGAACAGCTGTGGAACTGATCTTGATGCGCTGTCATTTAATACTTTTGCAACAGCTCTTGCAGCACCTTCACTATCCAAAGCCTGAACTTGAATGTTAATTGTGTTTCCACCAGCTTGTCCAAATGGAGTTCCTGTTGCGCTTTGTGGCACACTTCTAATTTGGGCTGATGGTGCAATATTGCTAATAGATCCAATATCTGCTCCTGGCTTAATCAAATTAATAACTCTAATACTTTCATTGGCAAGGCTTATAATTAATCCAATTGCTTCTCTTAAAAACACAATAAATCCTTGAATTATGCCAGCAACGACAGCAACGCTTTTGCCTAAACTTTCAGCACTTCTTTGGCTTTCTTGTAATCCGGCACTTAAACCTTTATCTCCAGTTAATCCAGCAATGAATGCGTTAAGAGTTGGGATGCCTGTGTTATTTAAGAATCCAATAAACTTTTCAACCTGTGGCAATAATGCAACTCCAAGACTTTCTTTTGCTTCATCAAATCCAACTTTTAAGCGATCAATTTTTCCTTGAAATGTTTCGGCATTTTTAGCAGCTGAGCCGCCATAAAGATCTGAAAGTTTTTGTTGAACCTCGGTAAACGAAAGTGTGGCAAGTTCGCTTTTTGATAATCCAAGACCTAATCTGCCAAGAGCTGTGGTATTGCCATCCTGAGCACGACCTAAAGCATTTGCAACTGTTTCTAGTTCAATGCCTTTGCCTTTGCTAATGTCTAAAGCAAGGCTGAGTAATCTTTGTGCTTCACCAGTATCTTTTGTGCTTACTGCCAACCTTTGCATCGCCGGACGAAGTTTGTCATCCGCCACCCCAGTTGCTAAAGATGTTTTAAGGATCATGTCCTCTGTCGCCTTTATTTGGGCATCAGTTGCGCCCGTGGCGGTCTTTAAGGCATTGGCTAACCTAAGTTGTGCCTGTTCATCCTCTATCGCAGCCTTGACCCCATCAATGGCTAATTTAGTGCCATAGGCAACCGCAGCAGCAGCGGCAACGGCAAATGCAGCAGCAGCCTTCTTTCCAAATTCTGAAATTTTGCTTGCATTACTTTCAACAGCATTATCAGCTTCACCAAGTTTCTTTTTGAGATCATCAACATCAGCAAGGATTGAAAGTTTAAGCGTGCGATTACCGGTTGCCATTAGACCCATTCCTTAATGATGCGATTAAAACTTGCTTCCCATTTGTCAATCAATTCAGGCTGAATTCTACGAAGGGTTGGATAGATAAACCATCCACGACTACCTCTGCCTTGCCGTCCTGAATATGCAGGAAACTGTTTGAATTTATTTGAACCAAACTCAACGCCACCCCATAGGGTCTGCGTAGTAGCACCACCTGAAAACTTTTGTCTTGCAAAGCCATAACGGAATTCACCGATTTTGCTTGACTTAGAGATGCTAACGCCTTCTGCGACTCTTTCCGCAACCTTGCCAGCCTTTGTTCTAGTTCTAGCTGCCTGTTTAATTTCCTCTGATGCAAAATACGCCAAAGCAGCAGATTGAGTTCTTGCTTCCTCTGTTGCTTGGTCGTCCATGAGTTTGAATGCTTTGTAAATATCACGCAAATCGCTTTTATTGTATGCGATAGTTTCATTTGCCACTTCTCGCCTCCAATACTTCGATCGCTGTTAATATGTCATCCGCATCAACCCATTCACTCATCGGTATATGAGTTGCAATTGCCAACTCAACCAACATTCTGTTTAGGCTTCCTGCTTTGTGGCTTTTGGGTCTGCATCACCGACTATTACATCGGCAACTGTTTCCATCCAAATATCCATTGATTTGATTGGCTTACTTCCGGCAATTTCACGCTTATGAGCATGATAAGCCAAAAACATAAGATCCCAAATACCCAGCTTCTCGGATGCTTGTCCAATGACATTTCCTGTCTGCTTTTCCCATTTTGCCCACTCAGGCGGTTGAGCAATATAAGTTGCTTGTTCGCCTGAGCTGTATTCAATTGTAATTGGTAGTTTCATTTTGCTCCCGTTTTTTTATTATAGTGATTCTGTTACTGCACCCTTAGATACTTTGAAAGTGTAAGTTGCAGTTTGTGCATCCGGTGCTGTTCCGCCAACTGGTTGTGGGTAAGCTGGTAAGCAATCAAATGCAAAAGTGTGTCCAGATGTCACAGTCATTG